CCCCCCCCCCCCCGGTGAAGGGAACACGTTGACGACTGTTCCCGTGCCCGAATCTCTCCCTACGGCGAAATTAACGCTGGACGGGATTTCATTCGGGACAATTCCGACATACTATCCGAGCAATCAGGAAGCCATGGTGAGTGCATTGAGTAACCGCATCACTAAGGACGTTCCAAAAGCGGAAGTAGTCTTGATGGAATTGTCCGTGGCCCATTTGAAGAAATCAGAAGACTATGAAAGGTACGTGGCTGCTACTAAAAGCCGTGTCATCTTGACTGTCGAGATGGTGGAAGCATGGGCGAAAGCACGGTATCCGGAAAAGAGGGCCGATGAGTTGAAGGCCGCGTTCTTAGACTTGGAAGAACGCAACTTTTGCCTAAAGGGATACGAGAAGAAAGTAAAACCCTTTGTAAAAGTTGAAAAGCAAGTGGCAGGAGCAGTGAAGGCAAGCACAGGTGAACTTGGCCCTCATGATGTGAAAGCCCCGAGACCGATAATGCAGCATTCTGACGCTGTGTTGGTGTTGTGTAACCCAATCCTGAACGAGTTGAAAAGACGTCGTAAAGAAAAGCAATTGGAATATGGTTCCCTGGATCCTGAAGTGGTGAAAGGGGAACATTTGCCGATCAGCGGGGTTATGCCACTGGGTCTTAGTGGTGAAGCGGTAGGTGAATGGTTTAGGAGAGCGATCCATGAGGTCGGCGAAGACTGCATCGTAATTGAAGCGGACGGAGCTGCATGGGACGGCCACATGCGTGGTGCAGCGATGGCGGCGGCTAGCGAGCTGTCAGTCGGACCTGCCAAAATCACACCGCCGGCTGCACGTCAGTATCTGATGAGAAAGACAGGCATGGTGGCTAGTTCGGCCCTGGGAGTGAAGGTCAAAACGCGCGAACGCCAATTGGCAACGGGCGCCCCCGAAACAGGGGACTTCAACGGATGGGTCAACTTGTCTATTTCGTGTTACATTCTCGATACCGGTTGTTTGACGAACGACCCGCTCCTTGTGAATGGCAAGACTGCGCTAGGCAGGGATTATTTTGTCGCCGTAGCTGGCGATGACAATGCCCTGATCGTGCGGAGAAGCCATTACAATGCCTGTATGGCAAAAGTTTGGGAACAAGACATCGGTTCCCGGCAACTAGTGGAGGTTGCATGGCGCGCTGCCGGTAAGCGCCTAGGATTCGAGCTGACATTGAAGGTCACAACTGCCGTCGATTTTGAATTCTGTTCAAGGTTCTTTTACCCGGTGAGGATCAAGGGCGTGCCAACGCTCTTACCTGGGGCAAAGATTGGAAGAACATTAGCCAAGATCGGCTTCATTGTTGACAAGAAGAACGGGGAGGTGCTCCGTTCCGGCCTGATGAGTTCG